CTTTTGCCATTGTTATTTTCCTTGTTTTGAACTTCTTTTATGAAGTTATCTACATGAGAACCCATATAAGATTCTTCCTGTAAATTTTTTAGTTCCTCTAAAGGTGTTTGAGGATTAAAGATTCTCTTAAACTTTTTAGAGATTTCTTTAGTGAATGTAGAGTTGCTTGGTATTCTCATTATGCTCTCTCCTTTAAATAAATTTCACTACGTAATTTATTATCAACAATCATTTGACTATACAATCCAAAAGTATCATTTTCATCTGTACCAGATACTTCAGATATATCTTTTTTATATTTTTTAATTAAAGGAAGTTGATTTATTACTTGTCTAACACAACTACCAATATAAACTTCTCCATACCATTTTAAAGTCCAAGCCATAGTTTCTTTATTGTACTCACACTTTTTTTCTATATTGATTTTTTTTCTTGCCAACTCATGTCTTAACTTTTCTTCTATTATTTGATTATTCATTACTTCTCTCCCCATATTAAAGTTATTACTATTGATAATGCTAAAGCTAAATATAAATGTTCCATTATGCTCTCTCCTCTGCAATTTGGTGTTCAGCTTCTTTGATTGTTTGATCTGCTTCTATGTTTAAGATTATATTTTTTGCAGTTCTTAAAGTATCAACAGTATCAATCCATTTGTCATGATCTGTATTTTCAACACCATTATTTATAAGACTTTTTATAGTCCATTCTGCACCATAGCCTAAATTTACTTTCTCAACTTCATATAAGCTATTGTTAATAGTAACATCATAAGTATTTACAAACTTACTTTTTTTAGTTTTTAAAGTATGGTATTTATTCATTGTTCTCTCTCCTTTATTAATTGTTAATGTATTTAACATTTAAAAATAATACTAAAAATGAGTTGTATTGTATATAGCTAATAAATGGCTATTTTACTAGCTTTTTTAACTAATTTAACCCTTACAAGTTTTATTTCTTGTTTTATTTTAAAATTAAATATAAAAAACGAATCAATTAAAGATATGAATATAAATAAAAAAATATATAACGAGAGAGTCGCAAGACAAGTATTTATATTTCATATCATATATACTAGATTAGCCCAGATGGACTCTCTCTCATTTGGGTTAATCATAACAGAGAGGAAGATATGAAAGAACAGCTAGATATATTTGATACTGATTACCAATCAGCAAATTATACTGACACAAGCCAAGAAGCACTTGCCACAATAAAACCTAAAATAAAAACTAAAAGAGAAATGGTTTATGATTTTGTTAAACTGAAAGCATCTACTAATTATGAAATATCAGATGAATTAGAAATGCCTTTAAGTTCTGTTTGTGGTAGAGTCCATGAACTACAAGAATTAAACTTAGTAGAAAATTCTGGCCTGACTAGAAAAACTAAATATGGAAAACAAGCGATAGTATGGCAAAGAAGAAAGTAACAACTGCTAAAGAGAAAAATCACTTAAACAAAGTAGCTTCTCTAGGTTGTTTAATTTGTGGTAGTCCAGCTATCTGTCATCACATAAGAAATCGTGGAGATGGTAAAGGAAATCTTGGATTTGGAAACCGAGCAACTGCGTATGAAACAATTCCATTGTGTCCGAGTCATCACGTTGGTTCTTTTAGTATTCATAGTTGCAAACAACAATTCGAATCTATGTATGGAACTGAAAGAGAATTACTATATAGAACTTTAAAAGAGATTGAGAATATGGAAGAAGCTAACGACTTGTTTAATTTTTATAACACAAAAAAAGGAGAGATATAATGGCTGAACTAAGAGATGAACACTTCGAAGTAATATCTAGCAATCGTGCTAGAGAATATGAGGAGAAGAAAAAGACTATAAATATAATTAAGAGTCTGTTAATCAGATATTCAAAAAAACAATTATTCGATATGATCGAGAAAGAGAGTGATAATGCAAAGTAGAAAATCAGGATATTTCATAGTCTATAGAGATGTATGGAAGCACAAAGTATTTAAGAATTTAATTCAATCTAGTATTTGGCTTTATATGATTAGTTCAGCTTCACACCAAGATAAGACTCTAAAATTTTTAGATAGTCCAATAACTGTTAAGAGAACTGAATTAATATTTCCATTAAGAAAGAACTCAACTATATGGGGTATAAGTTACTCTGAAATGAGAACTTTTATAATGAGATTGAAAAAACAGGGCATGATTAACACTCGTTTGCACCACCTACAGCCCACCTCTAACCACCCCAGCAGAAATATAACGATTATAAGTGTTATAAACTACGACAAATTTCAGTACGTTGATGACGCACAACCACCTCACGACCACCTATCGCCTCATACTAATAAACAATATACTAATAAACAAATACTAACTACTGTAATTAAAAAGTCTATCAAGGAAGATTATAAGAAAATAGGAGAAGAAGGTCATTACGTTATACTCCGAAAAGACAATAAGAAGTATTTGAAACATAAATTTAAGGATATTCCATTGGAGAAATATTAATGAAAGCAATACTCCGAATTTTTAAATATTGCAGATTAAGAATAATTGCTTTAAGTATTGAGAATAGGCAGTTAAAATTACAAATAGAATATTTAAGAGCAGTATTAAATCAAGATGATAACACTAAACATTAAATGGTTACAAAAAAGACACAATTAAGACATATTGTAATACATTCTAAAAAATATTACTTTTATGAGATTAGATGGCTAGATATTTTAGGAGATTCTGGTCATGCTACTATAAAAGAATTTGAATCTATGCAACCAGCTATAATGATAACTAACGCATATATATTTAGTAAGGATAAAGACAATATAAAAACATTTGCTTCTTATGACATGAATGAAGAATATTTTAGCGATAGAAATGTAATACCTATTGGTTGTGTTCAGAACATGAAAAAGGTAAAGACATAATATGAAAATAGAAATCGCAGATATAAACTCCATTAAACCTTACGAAAACAATCCTAGAAAATTATCAGACAAAGCTATTGAAACTGTTGCTATGTCATTAAAAGAATATGGTTTTAGACAACCTATTGTAGTTGATAAGGATAGAATCATTGTTGTGGGCCACACTAGGTTTAGAGCATCTAAAAAATTAAACTTTAAAGAAGTGCCTATTACTATTGCTGACAATCTTACACCTGAACAAATTAATGCTTATAGAATAGCTGATAATAGAACTGCTGAAGAATCTGAGTGGGATAGTGAATTATTAAAAATGGAATTAAAAGAACTAGACTTAAAAGATTTTAATTTAGAATTAACTGGATTTAATGAAGATCAATTAAATAGTATGTTGTTTGAAGAGAAAGAGGGTTTAACTGATGAGGATGCAGTTCCTGAACTTCCTGAAGAACCTATATCTAAATTAGGTGATATTTGGAAACTTGGCAATCATAGAGTTATGTGTGGGGATAGTTTAGATGAAAATAAAGTAAAAATGTTTTTAAATGAAAAAAAAATAAGGCTATTATTTACAGACCCACCATATGAATTAATAACCAAAGGTGGTGGAATTTTAAAAAACAGTAACTCCATGAAACAAATTAAAGATAATAATGTAGATTCTTTTAATCCTAAAAATTTATTAATTTATTGTGATACCAATATATATTTTCATAACAAGCCATTAATTAAACTATATATAGAATTAGCAGAAACAAACAATTTAACATATGATTTATGTTTTTATAAAAAAATTAATTGTGTACCAAATTATGGTGGTCACATGATGACAGATGTTGAATACATAGCCATTATAGGCAAACAAAATCCAAATAAAGGTTTTGAAAAAGATTTATATTCTAAAAGTTTTGTTGGAAAAAAAGACCCAACAAATAAATTAAGTTATTCAAAACCAGTAGAACTATGTTCTAAATACATTAAATTATATGCAGATAAGTATGTTTTAGATTTATTTTTAGGTTCAGGTAGTACATTAATAGCTTGTGAAAAATTAGATAGAATATGCTATGGTATGGAATTAGACCCTAAATACTGTGATGTTATAGTTAAAAGGTGGGAACAATTTACTGGCTTAAAGGCAGAACTTGAAAATGGACAAAATTAAGACAAATAAGGCAGAAAAGAAAATAGGTGGGGGCAGACCTCAAATCTATGTAGATGTAGAAATCTTAAAGAACTTAGCTTCTATTGGGTGTCCTGACTATGAAATAGCTAGTGTATTAAATATATCAGCTAAAACATTGACTAGACGTTATGCAGATATTGTAAGTCAGTTCAGGGAAAAGGGAAAAGCAAGTTTAAGAAAGAAGATGTGGGATAAGGCAGTTAAGAAAGATAATACTCATATGCAGATATGGTTAAGTAAAAACTACCTAAGTATGAAAGATAGAACTCAAACAGAAAGCATTAATGAACCCTTACCATTAATTATAGATGCTAAAGCAGAAGATATAGATGGCTAAACAGAACTTCACATATTACGTTAAACGAGATCAAAATAAAAAAAGACCTCAACGTCATAAAAAGACTTTGAATAAAAGTGAGAAAAGAAATAAGAAACTAACAAGATATAAAGGACAAGGAAGATGATTAAAAACTTTAAAGACATTGTAATTCTATTAATAACAAGTGGTGTCTTAATACTTCTTGGTGTTATTATTGTAGGCGATTATTGGGTAGCATTAGAAGAAAATAGACCAGTAGATGAAAGTGTAATTACATTAATGAAGATGTCAGTTACAGGATTGATTGGAGTTATTGGTGGTTATATTGGTGGTAGTAAATGAGAGATAATAAAATTATAGAATCTTATTTAAAAAAGCATTGGAAAAAGATTCAAGAGATGATGTTATTTAAGAATCTTAAAAAAGAAGTTCAAATAGGTGCTAATGGAACACTAGGATATGTAATAAAAGAAGGTATAAACAAAGATAAAAAAGTAGATAAAGTATGAAGTATATAATAAAATTTATATATCATTGGTCAACCTATTTAAGTAGTTGGTCATGGCAAAAATTATATGCAGATAGAAAAACAGGATTAGGATATAAAACAAACAAAGGGAGATGATATGGAAGAAGTTGGAGAGAATACTTTTCTTAAATTGAGAGAAGAAAAATTAAGACTCAAAGAAGAACTAGAACAAGTTAAATTACAAAGAGATATGGCTTTAAGAAAACTCAAAAAAATAAAGGAGATGGCAAGTGGACATCATTAAACGACCTAACTTCTATCCTAATGGAGAGGTTATAGATTATTCATTACCTCAATCATTCCATAAGAGTTTAAATAAACAAGCCTGTGGTAACTGTGGCTTATACTCTAATAGACGATCTTTCTGTGGTAGGTGGGGAAGTAAATTTGTTAAAGATACTTACGTTTGCCATGAATGGCGAAAAAGATTCTTTAATAGATAATGAAAATAATAGTTCTATTGCTGTTAATTAATGGACAATTAACTCATCAAAAATACTATGAAGTATCTAGTAAAGATTGTTTTGATCTTATTCAAAATAAAATAGAGAAGATTAGTACATATTCCGATAAACATAATAAATGGTTTGTAAATGAGAACATAATTGTAATTGGTGGATATTGTTAAGCCTTTATGATAAATGTTCTTTATGGACAAATACTTTTTAAAATTCTTTTCTGCTTTAGATAGTTATATATCTTGGGTTGCAAACCTATCAGCACCTAGATGTAAATGTAAAAAGAAAAAGAAGAAATAATTTATGGGGTTAAATATGAACTATTACTTTACTGGTTGTTTAATTATTGCATTAATTCTATTTACATTACTTGTAAGTCATTACCCATGAAATTTATATTAATAATATTTTTATGTTCCTTTATAAATGACCAATGCTTAGAGCCAGTAGAAATAAAACAAGAATATAATTCATGGAAAGAATGTACGATTGCTGCACTAGAAATATCTAAAGAAATAATAATTGCACAAGAAGATAATTTTGTTAATAATAACAAAGTAGCAACGAAATTTATATGTAAAGAAGCAGAACAAGTCTAATGAGATATAATAAAATTAATGAAAATATCCCTCACCAAACCTCAACTTAAAGTAAGTAGTTCTAAAGCTAGATTCAGAATATTAATATCAGGTCGTAGGTTTGGTAAGACTTTTCTTTGTATTACTGAAATGATGAAGTACGCCACAAAACCTAATCAAAAAATATGGTATGTAGCACCTACATTTAAAATGGCTAAAGAGATCGTATGGGCTAATCTAAAAGAAATGCTTAATCAGTTTAACTGGATAGAAGATATTAACGAAACTACTATGACTATTACTATCAGGAAAACTAATAGTACGATCTCATTAAAGGGTGCTGATAATTATGATGCTTTAAGAGGTAGTGGATTAAACTTTCTTA